TTCTGTATCATTTTGTATAAAATTCTTGAGTGTCAAAATTATAAAATATTTCGCTTTCACTTTCAATTGTGCAAATAGTTTTAATTGCTACTTGACCTTTTAATACTACATTGTCTGACTTTGCAAAGAGTAGTAGTCCTGTTGTTTCATCTACAATGTTATACATAGCTAGAAATTTTTAATGTAAGCACTTTCAAACCTTGCAACATCAGCCGAGTTTGTGCATTGAGTTGTGAATATCAAATACAATGGTGACCCTGTTAAGATAGCTGTGTTTAACCTTGCAGAACCGCTTTGAATCCTATCGCTATTCGCGGAACTTGAAGCGTTTATTCCACAAATGTTTGAGCCTATTTTTTCATGCAACCTTTCAAAAGCTAAATAAAGGTTATTTGCATTTGTTGTAAGAGCTGTTCCTAATAAAATGGCAGTACCACCAATGTTATTATCAACTTCGCTAAGATATATTCTAGCTGTAAAAGTTCCTGCAGTTCCTGTTTTTGTAAATGTTACTTTGTCAATGTTTAAAACATCTGTAATAGCTCCGATTTCAATTGATTTGGATATAGTATTACTTGTTCCGCTTGAATTACTCCCTGCTGTTGTTTCGTGAATACGCCACCAACCTAACTTACTTAGTATAGAAGATTGCGTTTCGTCACCTGTATTCGTTCCGCTTGTGTTTCCGATAACAACAAGGTTAGCATCTGTAACGTAACGCTTATTAGTTGAATCCGCAATATCTGCCGTTGTTGCGTCTGCACCGCTTGTTACAAGTCCTTTTGCATCGTATGTTATTTTAGTTTTTGTTGCTCCCGTTATTGGTGAATTTTCAAGCATTACATTTTGCACCGCATTTCCGTCGTTTTTCCATTTAGGATTTCCGCTATTATCTGCATAAATAACAGATTCGGAACCGCCTGCACTTGCACCGCTTGATTGGTGTTTTAAATTCAAATGACCATTTCCACCAGTTCCTTTGATTTTAATTCCCTCGGCGTTTAAATCGTTGTCACCTAAATCAACATCAGCTGTTGCACCCGTGTAAGGAACTAAACCCGTAATACTTGGAATCGTTGGAAACGTTGCAGTTGTTCCGTCACCACGAAGATACTGCGCTGTTGTTCCCGTTGGTGTGTTAAATTTTGAATCTACTGCCGTTTTAACAGCTTTTTGAGTAGGGTAAAACGTGTCGGAATTATCAGTTAAAGTTGTTTTCTTATTTGAAGTCTTTTCAACTCCCGTTAAATTTATATCTAAACTCATGCTGTGATATTTATTACTGAATTTGGGTCTAAAGTTACAATACTTCCCGTTTGGTTTAATATGCCGTCAACGTAAACATTAACCGTTGTATTTGGTAATTCTAAATTTGCGCTTGTTGTTACTGAATAGCTATCGTTTGAATTACTTACAACAACCGAAGCTGAACCACCCTCACAAGTATATGTACCACCCGCCAAAACTTGTATTGTTTCATCGCCGTCCGTTACCGTTACATTTGGGCAACCGCTCGTAAAACCAGTATCGCAAATAGTCATATCGGACGGCATAATAACGTCGAATGTCATCGCCCAACCTGCTAATTTATTTTCAAACCTATCTGTAAACGGTTCTAAGGTCGCGTCTCCGTCCATCATAATATAGTCAGGGTTTAAATCCCCTCGTTTCATAATGTCGTGAACTCGGTTTAACGCTTGTAACATTGCATTCATTATAGACGGTTCAAGGTCGTATTTTTCCTTGCTGTCTAAAATGTCCATCGCTAAAACAGTAATATTAAAGCGTTGCATTTTACCCTCAATACTTGCTGAATTAATGATAATATGCGCTAAAGGGAAAATCGTTTGTTTAGCCAAATCAATGTCGCTAATTTGCCCGTCCGTAATAGTGGAAATTAAGTTAGTCGCTTGTAACTGCGATCTAAGTGTGTCAAGTATTTTGAAGTAACTCATTTCTTTTCCTTTGGTTTTTCTTGTTCGATTTGCTGAAGGAAAACCATTAATTTTTCAATATTCTTTTTAGACCGCTTTTTCATAGAACCCAATTAGTAAAGTTAGTATCTGAACTCGGATAAATGTCGCCGTTACTGTTGCTGTTATATTCAGGAAACAAAGCTTGGTTGAAACACATATAATCTACAAATCTACTGCTGTAATGGTTTGCCGTTTGCGTTTGTTTATCTATAAGTAAAGATAATTCTAAACGGTCGATATTCTCGCTTTGTTCTGCGTTATGCTTATAAACCCCTTTGTTACCAATTGTATAAGCTGAATAAGGTAAATATTCAACCATCGCCCAATGGATCAACATTGGTTTAATATAAGTGTTTACTAAAGTCAAATAGTTACCGCCTAAAGTATTCGCAATAATATCCGCTTTTATTTTTTCAAGTAAATCCGTTCCTAAATACTTTTGTACGTGAATATCTTGAGCGATTTTAATATATTGAATAAACTTGTCAGGGTCAACATTTCCGTTTAAAGACGTGAATTTAACCACATCGTCCCTTGTTATAATTAGTGCTTCTGCCATTTCTTGTTATTTAGGTAAAAAACCTTTGTCCTTCATATCAACTGGTCTCATCGCTACTAAGTTGTTATTACGAACTCTATAACCTGCCTTTTCTGCCTTGTTAGTTGAAATCGTTTTCGCTTTTGGACTCAACGGGTCGATTCCAGTTTTTTCATCAAAAGCTACAAACGTTTTACGCATCCATTTATGGTGGCACGCTCCACCGCCTTTGTACAACCATACTGAATAAGTATCTGCTCCTTTTGGCCCCCAACCTTTATTGACTGGTAAAGCTCCCATTCTTATAATATCTTCTTTTCGATATAGTTTATTTGCACCTACCATTTTACTACAAAATTCTCTTGAATTATCTCTTAATCCTCCCTCGTAAGTATAGCGAACCATAAATTTAATACCGTCAACTGTTGCGTCTTGTTCACTTTTTGCTCGTGGGTTTGCTGTTCCAGTTGAAACCAAATTATAAACTTGACTTAACAAGCTCGGTTTTTTATTATTTAATGCTTCAATTTCGGCATCTTCTAAATCGTCATTTTCATAGTCAACCTCGTAGCTGTCAATCAATACCCAATTGCTTGGCATATCTTCGCCTAAATCAATTAACGCTTGTGCAACTTTATTGTCTTCGCTTTCTTGTGAACTCAATTCCGTTCCCGTTTCTTCTTGCTTATCTTCGCTCGATTGTACGTTTTCCAAATCCGTAAACTCCAAAGGTTGCAACGTCTTAAAAAACAATTTAGCGGTATTTCCATTGAACGATGTTATTTGTTCTAAGCCGTCAATCAAAAGTTGCTGTAACGGTCTAATAACCATATTGTCGAACAATACAAAAGCATTCTTTAATTCATCTGCATTGCTTCCGAAACCGTTTGCACTTCCTAAACCTAATAATAAACCGCTTGTTATCGAATGCGAAACCATTATTTTACGCTCGCATTCAGTTGAAAGATATTGATAGTGTTCTGGCGCATCGTTCAAAGGAATATCATCAACCGTTGTGGCCGTTTCTTTGTTGTTGTTGAACCCAACGATTACTCTTTGTCCTTTGCTACCCGTCAACTTGTTTTTAATTTGTTGCTGTAACAAATTTTGTTTTTCAATGTCAGGTTGTCCGTTGTTGAAATTTACTACTTTCGTGCCACTAAATCCATTTTGTACCTCGTTAATAAGGTAATCGCTCACTTCTTCTTCTAATAACGCATACGCCGTTCCTGCAACGTAATCGGGCAAAGAAAAATACTTCATTCCGATTGCGTAAGGTTTAATGACTAAGATTTCTACTTTATCATTTGAGCTTCCAAATGTAGCAAATGGTTTAGGTGGGAATTTCTTAATATCTTCCCAATTATTTGAGTAATACCAATTGTTAATTTTCCCTTCATCGTCGCATTTTTCAGGTGCTAAAAGGTTCATATCAATATGAAACGCCTTTAATATTTTATCGTGCTTGTCGTTGTAGTGTACTTGGATAGCGCATTGACCTAATGTCTTTAAATCAAAGCAAAGTTTTCGTAAACAATCCTTATTAAACAAAGCCATTACTTGTGCGTATTCGCTTGGTTTTCTGCTCGCATCAATTACTCCTAATCCTTTACCATACATTAAGCGTGTAACGTTGTTTATAATGGATTGATTCGTTGCGCTCTTTCGATAGCGGTCAATAAGAAATTGAAAGTAACTATTGTTTTCTCCAAAAGTAACCCAACCTTTTTGCTTCGATTCTATTATCTGCGGAGCCTCGTATTGCGCCAAATTTATTACGTCTATATTCATAGCATTACAAAATCATTATTACTTGAATGTTCGTCAGTTTGCAAACCTGCTTTGTAACACCAAACCTGCTCACTACCTAAAAAATTAGTTAAGTTATAAAGTTGCACAATATAGAAACGCCCTGCCTTTAGTGAATAAGTCGCTTGTACTCCGATATAATAGCCGTAATCAATTATAGTAGGTGCGTTAATAGTTGCGCTTGTTCCTGCTTCTTGGTCGATTACTACAATACGTGTTATCGTTGTGCTACGTGGCGCACATTTCAATATTTGGCTTGATGTACTTACTTGTAAAACATTCATATTTATAAAACTATTAAAGTGTAATTCTGTTGCATAAAAAAAGGGTTACATTTCTGCAACCCCTTTCTATGGAGACAATCAAACAAAATTCTAAGATGTTGTGAAAGAACCTAAAGACGTTAAGTCAGTTAATAAACCTGCCTCTGTTGAACAATTAATGAAATTCGCTGGTAATGCTTCCATTCCCGTAAACGTCAAAGTATAACCGTTCAAATCACCTGGTTCCGTTCCCATTCCGATAGTACCTGCAGTTAAATCCATTCCTCTTTTAAGTCCTGCGATTCTGTAAGTATTGTCACGCCCTCTAACAATAATATGCGGTCTGCCGTAAGCTAATAATTTAACTATTTTTTGGCTTGTTGCATCTTGTTTTTTAAGCGTGATAGTTAATTCTTGTTGAAAGAAAGTAGTACCATTGTTTCTATCTGTTGTGATAGTTTCTTGATAGCTGTTTGTTCCTTTTAACTCGAATTTAAAGCAAGCTGTAACGTTTGCAATCGCTGTGATTAAATCAGTATTAGTAACATCATAAGTAACATCAACCTCGGGGTTGAAATCCCCGAAGTTAATGAAATATGCTGCGTCTAATCCTGCAATTGAATCTTTACAAACTTCTAATCTTCCGTTGGCTAAGTCGCAACTCATAAGTTCTTAGTTTACTGAGTTAGTAACATTGTAAGTTACGATGTCTTCAACAACACCATATTGAACACCTGCAGTCATTCTCATAACGATTCTAACGTTTTGTGAACCGTCAACATCTGCCATGTCCAAAAGTTTTACCTCTTGTGCATCGTTCATTAAACCAGTACCGAACACTAAATTTTCTTTAGTTGTAGCAATCATTGTAGATGCAGGTAAACCCGGTGCGTGTGCTAATTTAACACCCTCGAAAGGTAGGATTGCGCCACCGTTAAACCACATTGAACCTTTACCGTCGATACCATTTGCTCCTAAGTTAGTTGCAAATCCACCTAATGCACGAACGTACAATCTGAATACGTTTGTTGAAACATAAATATGGAAATCCTCACGTGCTGAAACTGCTAATGGAGTAGCATCTAAAACTTTTCCGATTTCTGCAATTACGTTAGTTGATAACAAACCACCACCTACTAAAGCAAGTTCTTGCGCTGAAGGTAAAGCAGGGTCTAAAGCTAACAAAGTAGTAAATCCGTCAAACTCTCCGTTGTTAGATGCAACACCTCTCCAAATGTTTACTTCGTTTTCTGAAGCTACTTTTTCAGCGTATTGTGCTAATAAGAAATCAGTAAATGATTTCGGCATAACGTCAAATGCTGAATAACCCATTTCGATTGCGTCCCAATCATTTCTGAAAGTCGTTTTACACAATTGGCGGTTAACTTGTAACTCTTTCGGTTGAATTACTCTTTCAGTTAAAGTAATCGTTCCTGCAGGGTTAAAGTCGCAAGATGCGTTTGATAAAAGTTTGTCAGTTGCAAGTCGTTTCATTACTGACTTGAACTTAACGTTTGGCATGATAGTGATTAAATTACTCGCCAAAGTTGGTGCTGGCAATAAAGCCGCCGCGATGTACTTACCTGCGAACTCGCCAGCGTAAGTAGTTGTAATTGATGTAGTTGTACTCATTTTATAAATGTTTTAAAATTAAACTGCTGTTAAAGTGATTGCTCCTGCTGAAACACCTGAACCGTTCACATACCAATTTGTTCCGTCACAAACTAATTCTACGAAGTCACCGATTGATTCTGCTGACGCCACGAAAGAAATTGTGTTTTCGTCAACTCCTGCAACGTGTGCTCCGTTAACTAAAACGCTTCCCTCGATTGCGGTACTAAGTGCTTTTACCGTCCAATCTGTAGTCGCAAACAATTGGCCCACGATAAATTTAAATCGTAAACCTGCTGATGTTGCTACTGCTGGAAGTGTAATTTGCGCTCCTGCTGCTGCTTTTAATATTAATACTTTACCGCTATCTTTTGCGGTTAAAGTTGTTGCTACCGCTACGGTTTCAACGTTTGCCAACTGACGTTCTGTGTCGTTGGTTACTGCTAAATAAGTTGTACTCATTTTATTGGTTTATAAATTTCATTACTAAATCTCTTGTGCTTTTAGGTGCTTCTACCTTTACTTTTTCCGTTGGCTCTGGATTGTGAACAATTGCTTTCGGTTCTTCCATTTGTGCCAATTGTGTTTTCAATGCTTCGTTTTCAGATTTCAACGCTTCGTATTCTGAAAAAAACGTTTCTTTAACCATTGATTCAACCGTTTTTTTAACTGCTGATTTTTCAATCATTTTTTCTTCGTCTTTTTTCATTTCCTCTTCGGGTATTTCCTCTTCCGCAGGTGCTTCTTGTTCTTTAATTTCTGCAATTACACCTTCTTGAGTAACGATTAAAAGCATTCCGTTTTCAACAACGTATTCTCCAACGGGCAACGGGATCCTTTGGTCATCTTCCGTAACAACAAAAATTTCGTTATTAGCTTCAAAGCTATCCGCTTCGATAATTGTAACGCCGTCGTTAAGTTTCATTTGCTCCAATTTTACTTCGATATTCAAAGCGACACAAATCTTTTTTACTATCTCTTTATAATTCATTTGACTTTTTTTTAATTAAACTATTACACTTTTGTTCTGTTGCACTTTAG